TTACTCTGTATATGTGATTGGTATCGTTTAATCCGTCGATACTAAAAATTACATAATCTTTCTGATAAGATAACATTGCACCTAAAGAACTCCACCAAGCAGTAGACCGTAGACCTCCATTGGTATTCATACCCAATGTTATTGCGGGGTTTAATTTACGAAAATATCTATAAATTTCTAAGGTGTGCTTGCCTGCAGCAGGATCACCATAATTTCCACACATATACATCTTGTCTAATGCTTTGATGGTATCTTCTGAAATAGCATCTGCTATATTATCTACAGTTAAATGGTGTAGCACAGACTTATCAAATGTAGGATCAGTTTCTCTGCTACATTGCGGACACGCTGCATTACAAGCATCTGTAGGTTCTAGATGTAATATTTTAGGTAACATCGACATCATTGTTATATGTTGTGAACCCATTTTCTTTAACTACTGTTAAAATATTGTTTACACGACCTGCTAATTCATCTTTATGCGATACTAACCAAATACTTTTGTTATTCTCTCTGGTCATTTTCTTAAGGATAGCCAGTGCATTTTCTACACCTGAAGTATCCATGCCCGAATCAACAAGCTCATCAATAAACAATAAGTTAATCGGTTGATATAGACTTTCCCACACATCACGGAATGCCCATGACAGGCTAAGGATAAGTCTATTACGCTCACCACGGCTTAGGTTATCAAAATCTAACTCTCTACCTAGTTCTTCAATTTGCACACTTAGGTCATTTTGGAACTTAACAGTGTGCGGTAGGCCAATCTTATCTAAATAATAACTCAATCGGGCATTTAAGTAGCTTAAGTTCTGGTCAATGATACGTTTACGTATAAACGAATCTTTGTTTGTTAATAGTTTTAGTAAGAATTCTTGGTGTTCTTTGACACGCATTAGTTCATTCATTACTGTATAATCAATTTCAGCTAAGGCAGTGGTCTTCATTTCCTCGATCTGTTCACTATAAGGATCAGTTTCTGCAGTTTTGCTGACTAATTGTGTTTGTAAATTAGCCACAGTGCTACGATGATGGATAGCATCCTCTTCTTTATCATAGTAAACTTTAGGCTGTTGACCTAATACACCTAATGCTGACTTAGCATTGCCTAGCTCTAATAGTAATTGCTCTGCTGTGGTATATGCAGTTAACGCTTCTTGTAACGCATTAGCCTTGCTTAATAATACTTCTTCGTGCTTGCTGTCGTGCATGTCTTGTCCGCAGGCATAGCATTTGTGATTGTTTAGGTCAGCAATTTCTTTATCTAGTTTTGTAACAGTTTTTTGTTCGCGATCCATATCACTGCTGGCACGCTGTAACGCTGTGTTTAAATCAGCAAGGTCTCTACGTTTTTGATTGTACGCAGTTAGGTCTTTGTGTGCTTGTATTTCTGCATCAATATCTAATTTTTGCAAATCGTCGATAGAAGTCTGCAATCTACTGATATCTTCTGTGTGTTTAGTAGTCCACAAGGTTTGTCGACGTTTTAGACTCTCAATTTGCTCTTCGATACGTTTATTAGCATCAGTAATCGCTTTAATATTGAACTCTTCTTGCTGTATTGCGTCCTTAGTAGCTTTACCCTGCTCTTTAAGAGAATCTGCTTTTTCACTTAACAACGTAATACCAAGTAACTGCTCAATAATAGTACGTTGATCGTTGGCTTTAAGACTTAAGAACGGTTCAGTGTAGGTGTTTAATGCTACAACATGTTTAAACATGTCATGGCTCATGCCTAGCAAGCGTTCGATTTCTTGCTGGGTTTCTCTACTGTCACCTTGACTGTTATCATCTTTACTTTCACGTTCTACATCACCAATGTAAAATTTAAGTACATTGTGCTTACGTCCACGTTCAATACGATAGCTTTCGCCATTAACTTCAAAGTCAATAGTAACTAACATGCCTTTAGCGTTAGTTTTGTTGATTAAGTTATCTTTCTTAATATTAGTAAGTGCTGTACCGTATAGAGCATAGCTTAATGCATTGATAATAGTAGTTTTACCTGTACCATTACGTGCGCCACTGTCATCTCCGCCCAAGTCAATGTTTTCACCTAGGACTAAGGTTAAGTCTCTACGGTCAAACTCAACGGCCTGTGTAGCATTGCCTACACTCATGAAGTTTCTTACTGTAAGATTTTTTATTCTAAACATAGGTTATAGGTGTCTGTAGATATCAAGTAGTAGATTGGGATCGTAATGTTCGCTGTTGATGTTGGTTAATTGGTTGGTAACAATAGTATCAATGCTTTCAAATTGAATGTTGCCTAGAACAATGTCTTGTCCAATATCCATACTCTTAACAGGAATTAGTGTAAGTTCGCGCAGATTGTAGGTGCCAACAAATGTTTCTTTAATAAATGTAGCTTCTTCGTAGGTAATATCAACATCTATATTAACTCGACAGTGCATATCGGCTAACAATAGCGTTTCTGGTGTACGTAGTACATCACTAAGACTATACACACGATACTTAGGCTGCCCTGGCCATGCTTTGAACACAGGTTCTTCTCCCCAGGCAAGTATCATCATACCACGTTCATCATCGCCGGCATCGGCGTAGTTATGCGGGAAAGCATTGCCGATATAGGTAATGTTCTTGCTGGTTTGACGTTTGTGAAAGTGTCCACTAAACATATGGTCGATGTGGCCAAAGTGTTCACCACGTAGTTCACCATGCTCTGGCATCTGTACCATAGCATTCATAAAAAAGTGCGGCAATTCAAAGTGGCCAAACATATACTTGGCATTGATCTTAGGAATCTTTTTGTGGTCATCGCCTACTAACCAAGGAACAATAGCAACATCACCTTCACTGTAGAAATCGTTGACAATTTCAATATTCGGAATGTGTCTAGCCCACTCAGCTGATTGTATATCACGCTTGTCGCGATAATATAAGTCATGATTGCCTGGAATAAAGATAACACGGTCAAAGGCTTTACCTAACAGTTCTAGTGCTGTTAGGCTGTAGTTTAAGGTAACGATATTAATAGCCGCACGGTTGTTGTGCCAGTCACCTAGCATAAAGCAAGTATCACATCCTTCTGCTTTTGCTTTGCTAATGAACCACTTGACAAAATTTAAACAATCGTCGTTGTGTTGTTGACTGTTAGACTTTAGACCAAAATGAATATCCGTAAGCACGGCTGCTTTTTTAAATAAATTTGCCATAAGTTTAGTATATGTTAATTAGAGATTAATTCCAATTGTTTTGATAAAATTATTAAATTGATCATAGTACATTTTATTTGCTAAAACCCCGCCATGTTTTTTGTCATCGGCTAGATCAACCATATTAGAAAACCAATCTTGCTGATCTAAATTAACCCATCTAGCAGACGTTAGTTTAGACATAGCATCATATTGATCTCGCAATGGTTTATAATAAGTATCAATCTCCCAGTCAGGTAACTCTGATCGATGTAACACTATATCTAAAAAATCATCATCGCTTTGATGCCAGACTGGGTAGGTTAAACTATTTAAAAAGTTTTCGCTACCTTTGATAAAGACATAGTTTAACTTACGTATTGTTAAAAAGTCAGCCATTGCTGAGATTAATGTTAAAAACTCAGATAACGCAATCCTAGGATGAATAAAATTTTTCTGCCATATATCGTAAAACTTATCATAGTCTGCTGTAGGGCTATTTAACGTTAAATGTACAAAATTTTCATATATTGTTAATCCTTTATTTAAACTTAGTCTATATAGAGAAGTCCATTGTATTACAATTAAGTCGTAGTTAAGATTAACTAATAACTCGGTGCACGCCTTAACAAATATCTTATAATTGCTGCATCCTCCAATTGATAAATTTGTTACATTGTGGGTTTTAGGTATGTGATGGTGCCATACCTTACCAGTAGGTTCAGTAAATCCACTACTATCAGAAAACGAACAGCCTACAACTAATATATTCATTACTCGTCTGCTCCCCAGCCACCACCACCCCAGTCTCCTTGGCGTGTGTATGAGGGGGTATAATTATTAAGTTCAAGTATATCATCGCGAATGTTTTGATTACGCTTTTCAATGTTTAAAACACGTGTAAAGCTATTGGTAATTGCCGCTGTGTAGTAGGCAAATGGATTTTGACTTTTGCTTTCGTCAAACTGTAGACCAATTTGACTTAACTGTAGCAATGCTTGGCTACGCATCTCATCGTTATATGTATAACCTCGCCAATTAGATCTAGTAGCATAGCGTTCACATAATTTAACAAACATGTGTGCCAATTTAGGTGTCATCTGGCCATGATCTTTACTAAACTCACCTGGATTTAGGCCATTAGTCCAGTGACTCTTGCCCACTACGTAAGGTTGATAGTCTTCATTAACACGGAAATGTTGGAAAGGAGGAAAATTAACCTTAACATACTTGGTAGCACCTTTGACTACAACGGGTTCGTCGTATTCTGTTTCGAAGTTATCTTCGTCCCATTCTTCCTGGGCTTTGGCATCTGCTTTCTTTTGTTTAGCGTCGTCGATTGGTATATGGTCCCATGTCATAACACGAAACACTACATCTGTAACTGGGATATTTTCTACAGGAATAGCAAACTCATCTAATTTACGTTTGTTGCCTAATGCTAACTCTGCATCTTGTGCTTCTTTAGCCAGGCGCTCGGCCCGCAATCTACGTGCTTCAGTGACATTCTTTTTAGTAATTGATGAAACATTAGTAACGATAGTATCGTAACTGGTAACACTTGGATCTATAAAACTACAATAATTTAACTTACTTTTGTGAATTTCTTTTAAAATATCTTTATTATTTAGATAATTTACCTTTCTCATTGGTGGAGGTTTCCTTTTAACTACTACTATTATATAGCCTATAAATACACTATACAAGAGGTTTTATGAATGAGTTACTTAACCGACCACATGACAGCACACACGTTAGTGCAGGATCCAACCACTGGGGAATTGGTTGAATACGGTTCACTATCAACAGCAGATCAACAACAGTGGCAAGCTGATAATGCTGCATCGGATGCTTTTTTCAATAGCGTAGCAACTACTGGTTCATACACTAATGTTCCTGCGGCCGCAGTTAATGGCCCAATTTCAGAAAATGGTGGATCGTACAACACTTCTACCGGATATGTAGCAACTGATAGTAGCGGAACCCCTGCAGATACTACAGCAACTAATAGTTACACCGAAGCACCTGCACCTGATTTCTCAGTAATTGGTGGGTATGATCCTAATGCCATTGGTAGTACAGGAGGCGGTTACGATCCTGATAATCCTAGTTATGGTAATGAAGCTAATAGTATCGGTGGTGCACCAGCAGTATCACAGGATAATACAGGTGCACCAAGTTTTGCTGGCGGATATTATGGTGATCAAACAGAATCAAGCGGCGGCGGATATGACCCATCAGTACAGGGATTGACTGATCCGACAAATCAACGATTAGCAGCAGCAGGTATTAACGCAGGCGGATCGGCAAGTGCGCCAGCCGCATCTCCTAGTGTATCTTATCAAACACAAACAAGTAATGGCACCACTGCTATGGCATCTGATTGGCGTATACGCATTAGTCTAGCAGACAAAGCTACTATATTCTATAATGATCCTAGTGGATCAAATTCTTTAATGATGCCGTTAAAGAAAACAAACGGTGTAATTTTTCCTTATACTCCTAGTATCACAGTTACACATGCGGCAAGCTACTCTGGAACAAATCCGACACATAGCAACTATCCGCAACAATTTTATCAAAACAGTGAAGTTAGTGATATAACTATCAGCGGAGATTTTACTGTACAAAGTATCGACGAAGGTCAGTATCTAATGGCAGCAATTTATTTCTTTAGAAGTTCTACTAAAATGTTTTTTGGTAGTGGAACAAACGTAGGTAATCCGCCCCCTGTAGTATTTTTAGATGGTTACGGTGATCATTACTTTCCACATGTGCCTTGCGTAATTAGTAGTTTTTCTCATACCTTATCACCTGATGTTGATTATATAGAAATACCTATAACATCAACTCTGTTGTCAACGAGTTCTATCAGTGCAAGTGGAACCAGTAGTTCAGGATCGACTGTAGCAACTTCACCTTTTGGTACAACTGCTTACGCAGGCCAAGTTGCTCCAAATTTTGCAACTAATACATCGGGTTCTACATCAACGCCATCCGGAACAACTGCAACACAGATAACTTCTAAAACAAGAGTACCAACAAGTAGCACCATTTCAATTACGTTAAAACCAGTGTACAGTCGTAAAAATCTACATGATAGATTTGATCTTAACAAATTTGCCGCAGGTCAATTGTTACAAGACAAAACAAATGGTTACGGAGGATTCCTATAATGGCTGTATCATATAGCAAAGCAAGTCCATATTACAACAATGAAACATTTGGAGCATTTTTAGATGTTGCAAATATTCCTAGCATACCCAATGATCCTACAGATGTAGTATATAAGATTGATATTATATACAAAAATCGTCCAGATCTATTAGCCTACGACTTATACGGAAGCAGCGCACTATGGTGGGTATTTGCGGTTCGTAACCCAAATACAATACAAGATCCTGTATTTGATTTCTTACCTGGCGCAACTATCTTTATACCTAAAAAAGAAACATTAACTGCGGCATTGGGATTATAATAGATGGCCTCAACAACTGTTACTGCTGGTTCTTCATCAATCAGTTATACTGCATCAAGTTCTTCGAATATTATTCGAGTTACTAACCCTACTACAGGTACAGGGCTGGCAACCAGCACAACAAACGCCGCTGATGCAGTGGCACAATTAAATAAGACTGTTGCTTCAGACAATCAATTGATTCAAGAATTACAACCACAGTTAGCTGAACAACAAGCACGACTTGATCCAAGCAAATCAGCGGCATATAATGCTCAAGTAACCGCAGATATTCAAGCAATACAGAATCAAATAACTGCAGCACAATCTGATATACAGGCTGCACAAGATGCCTCTGCTGAACTTTCGGCAAATGGTGATACAACATTATCTACATTAGCTTCACAAAATATTACTCCAACTACACAAGATACAGCACAGGCCAGCGTAGACAATCAAAATCCTAATGCAGCACAAGCCGCGGCAGTTAATCCTGCCAATCAATTATCTACACAAGAGCAAATTAATTTGAGCGGAGTTCCGTCAACTCAAATTTCGACAGATGCAGAATCAGCAGTAACATCAAATCAATCTGAAGTAAATGCAGTTGGCACAGATTACACTATTGCTCCTAATTTTAATCAAACAAATGGTCCACAAACCGAACCGGGTGGCGGAGGATACAGTGCAACCAATCCAGATAGTTCGGCGGCACTACAAACACCTTTAATGAATCCATTGCATAGCTATCCTAGTTATACTTATGGAATAAGCCTAGCAATGATGACTATAGACGAGTATAATCAAGTGGTTAAGACTCAACAGTATACTCCTAAACGAGTAATTATTGCCAGTGCCGGTAGATACAATAATACAAAAGATCCAAATGATCCTAATGCATTTATTCGTGCTCCGTATTTTGCTGAAGATTTTTATTTTGATTCATTGAGTATTAATACAGTTATTGGATTAAATGAACATAGTCGAGCAACGAACGCTATTAAAACATCTTTTACTATCATCGAACCGTATGGTATGACTCTAGTAGATAGAATTATTAAATTGTGCTCGAGCCCAGATGTTATGGCACGTAATTATGTTGAACAGCCTTATATGTTGCAAATTGATTTCTTTGCTACTGATGATACAGGTGTTATTGTAGGAGTTGTGCCAAATCAAACTAAACGAATCCCTATAAAAATATTATCGATGAATATTAAAGCAAGTAATAAAGGTGCAGAATACCAAATTGAAGCTGCACCATTTAATCACTCTGCATTTGATATTTCAACAATGTCAACTCCTGCACATTTTGAAGTAGTTGCTGGCACCGTTGCAAGTTTCTTCCAAAGTACAGAAAGTGAATCATATCTTGCATCTGCACAATCTCAACGAGAAACTGCTACATCACAAGGAATAGATGCTAACGGCAATAAGGTATTACCTGATGGTACTATACAACCTGTACCGCTAACAACGGTTAATCAGACTGTGGTTAATGTTATAAGTTCAGATCCAGTATATCGAGTAAAATCTTACGGAAGTGCTTATAATGCCTGGTTTGATGATATGGTTAAAACAAATAAGATTAAAGTTGCGGATAAGATATATTTTAAATTTGCCCCAGAACTACAAAATGCAAAATTTATTCTAGGACAAAATTTAAGTCCAAAAGATACACCTATGGCAGATGAAGCTACAGAAATATCAATGAGAGCCGGTAATGCAGGAGCAGTTAATGCGGCATTAGATTATAGCACACAAATCTTTTCAATTAATACTGGTACAAGTATTGATATGGTTATTAATTATGTAATACGTAATAGTGATTATATACAGAATCAATTAGTGGTACCGGAAGATTTTGGATCAGATTCGGCAGCCTATCAAGCTGCTAAACTTAAAAATAAAGATTTACCGTTAAAATGGTTTAAAGTTGTTCCACAGGTAACATTAATTGGATATGATATTATTAGAAAAGTTTGGGCCAGAGAAATAACCTATAATGTTGTAACATATGATATTTACAACACAAAAATAGCCGCAGCTCCTCAAGGTACATGGACTAAACCTCTTAAGTTATACAATTATTATTACACTGGCAAAAATTTAGATGTATTAGATTTTAATCTTGAGTTTAATGCTTTATATTATACTGCGGTAACTGCATATAAAAAGAATATGGCTGCTACATATGGGTTGACGTTATATGATGATCACGAATTAAATCCTAGTAACTATGATGGTATTGACGATCCTGCAAATGCAGTTCAGCCAATGAAAGAAAAACCACAAACACTTGATGCTAGAGCACGTGCAACTGGCGGAGATATTACTCCTAAAGATGCAGCGGCAGTTGATACACAAGAATCTTTATATACTTCGGCTGGTGGCGATATGCTTCAGGGGCAATTAAAGATTATCGGTGATCCACAATATATCAAACAAGATGATACGTTCTATGCACCTGTTAATGTTGTTGATCCATTATCTGGATCAACAAGTACGCCACCAGCTTCGTCAGATGATAGATTAATTGCTGATGGAAGCCTGCATATGGATCAACAAGAAGTTTATATACAGGTAACGTTTAGAACTCCTAGTGACCTTGACGAAAGTACAGGTCTAATGAAGTTTGATTCGGACTATCAAAAATCATCTTTATTCTCTGGAATGTTCAGGGTGTTAACAGTTGAAAGTACATTTAGTGGTGGTAAGTTTGAACAAACGTTAGACATTGTTAGACTTCCGAGACAATCAACACTTGATTATGTTGCAGATAATCAAACAACGCAACGTTCAGCTGATGGAACTGCTATTCCTACAAATAATGTTACAGTTGCTCCACCGACTACATCTAGTCCAACTACTCAGACAACTGGGGATGTTGTAGCACCAAACAGTGCACCTGTAGAAGATAATCCACCACCGATAACCACAGCAGATCAAATTAATCTATCAGATACTGCTAATAATGCACCAACACAAGATATTACTACTCAAAATGAACCACAAGCTGTAGTTAATACTACCAGCATTGGAACCAATGCTAATGCTCCTACAACTCCAGCGCAAGTAGATTCACAGGCTAATTCACAATATCAATCACAATTACAAAATCTTTCATCACAACTTACTGCGGCTATTTCGCAACGAGATACGTTAGCTGCACAACGTAATAGTGTTTCTTCGGCCTTTACTGCATTAGAAGATCAATTAATATCAAGTGACCCAACAGTTGCTGATATGAGCACATCAGAAATAGGTGCAAAATATCCACAGTATGCACAATTACAAGGTCAACTAAATGATCTTAGCAGTCAAGTAACAACATTAAATACTCAAATAAATTCTTTAGCAGATCAGGCATCTAATATTCAACCACCGCCAAATGCAACTACAGGGGTTGTGGTTACATACAGTAGTAATACTTACGGTCCTGCTCCAACAATTACATTAACAGGATAATCAATAAATGGCATTAGATTATAGACAGGGTAATAAGGTCATGAAAAGTCAACGCCGAGAGGAAGCTCCCGGCACGCGAGTTGACCCACATCCTTATATAGGTATTGTAATGAATAACTTAGATCCTACTAGATGTGGTAGATTGCAAGTATGGATACCTGATCTCGGCGGAGATCAAAACGATAGTAAAAATTGGAGAACAGCCAGTTATTCGAGTCCGTTTATGGGCACTACTAATATTACACCAGTAGGCACAAACGGTAGCCCTAATGAAACTAACAAATATGGCAATACACCCAATACCTACGGTATGTGGATGGTTCCACCTGACATCGGAGTAGAAGTGATAGTTGTATTCATTGCAGGTGATCCTATGCGTGGTTATTGGATTGGCTGTATAAATTCACATATCAGTAGATATATGATTCCTGCAATTGCAGGAAGTACAAATGTTGATTTATCAGGTGCCAGCGCAGACGTTACTAAATCGTATCAACAAGGTACACCTGCTCCAGTAACAGAATTCAATGAAAACAATAAAGATACATATCAACAACAATCTTTTACAACAAATCCTAAACCTATACATGAACCGCAGTACAATATTTTAAAAGTACAGGGATTAGATCGTGACACAACTCGAGGCGTTATTACAAGTAGTAGTCAACGCGAAACACCTAGCAATGTATTTGGAATCAGTACACCGGGTCGTCCTTATCCAGATAATGGAGCAGAAAATCCTGAGGCATTCTTGGCTAAAGTACAAGCAGGTACGTTAACAGAAGCAGACTATACATATACTACACGTCGTGGTGGCCATACATTCCTTATGGATGATGGTAGTATTACTGGTGTAGATCAATTAATTAGATTGCGTACAGGTAAAGGGCATCAATTGATGATGCACGATACAGATAACTCAATTTATATCGGTCATGCCGATGGAACAAGTTGGGTAGAATTAGATTCAAATGGGGCTGTGAATATATTTGCTACAAATGGGTTTAATGTTAGAACAACAGGTAGTTTAAACTTTCATGCAGATCAAGATATTAATTTCAATGCTGTAAACAATATTAATATAGCATCTAGTGGATTGAATATAAACAATTCTACGACTACTATATTAACCGGTGCACTTAATTTACAATCAAGTGGCAGTATAGGATGCAAATCAGGATCTACATTTATCATTGATGCTGGTGCTACAGTGAGTATTAAATCGGGTGGCACTGTTGCTTATGAAGGATCATTAGTTAAACAAAACAGTGGTGGCACACAATCTATATCGGCTCTGGCAAGTATACCTGTTAACAGCTTACCTGATGTAAGTTTAAATTCGGCTACTGGACTGTATGTTTCTAATCCAGGTGTATTGAATACTATTGTAACAGTGGCACCAACACATGAACCATATGCTCGTGGTGCAGCTCCTTATGCAGCAACAACTTCACCAGGATTACAACCTAGCACATATACCGGTACACAAGATGCAACAAAGAACACTGGAGGAACAGTTATTAAAAATCCTGCTACTGCAACTGATCTGCGCAATCAACCTAAGTGTGACTGTTCAGTTGGTAACTTAACTTCAGACCAATTAACTGCTTACTATACTACAATAGGCAAGAGCGAAAGTGGTGGCAAGTATGATGTTGTAAACTCAATTGGTTTTGTAGGTAAGTACCAATTTGGATATCCTGCACTTATTGATGGCGGGTATGTAAGTAAAACTTGTAAATCAAACGCACAACTTAAAAACCCTAATATGTGGAGTCCAAACAAAAACGGAATTGATAGCCTAACTGCTTGGTTAGCTAATGGTCCAGAACAGGAAGCAGCAATGTGTGCTTACACTAAGCGTAATTATACTGCAATGGTTAAAATTGGTGCAGTTACAAGTGATCAATCCCCAGCTGATGTTGCTGGTATGTTGGCTGTAGCTCATTTATTGGGTCCTGGCGGCGCCAAAAATTATCGTAACGGACAAAGCGGATCAGATGCTTATGGAACTACAGGGGCTGATTATTTTGCTAAAGGACAATATGCTGTAGCTGTATTAGCACCACAAATATCTACGTTAGATCAAGCACCATCAACGACAGTATAATTTTAGGATAAATATTTTTATGGCTACTATATATAAAGGTTTTAGTACATTAGTTGATAATAAAAAATTTCGTTTAACTGATATGGAGTTAGTTAAACGAGACATTATTAACCACTTTAATATCCGCAAAGGTGAAAAATTAATGAATCCTAGTTTTGGGACCATTATTTGGAATGTACTTCATGAACCATTTACAGAAGAGCTTAAAGGCGTAATAACTTCTGACATCGAAGCCATTGCTAATTATGATCCACGTGTTAGTTTCGATAACATAGTTGTTACAGAATTTCAACAAGGTCTACAGATTGTTTTGAACATCAGATATCTTCAAACTGACCAGTCAAGTGTAATGAGTTTGCAGTTTGATAACCAAGCAAATAGTCTATCAGTGACTAATTAACTACCCACTTTTTCCTTATAATAAATACATTATAACAGGAAATAAGCATGGCAACCACGACACGACAAACCAGTTTATTAGTCTCAGAAGACTGGACTAAACTATATCAAACCTTTCGTAATGCAGACTTTCAAAGTTACGATTTTGAAACGCTTCGCGCTTCGATGGTTAGTTACTTAAGACTATATTACCCAGAAGATTTTAACGATTTCATTGATTCGAGCGAATTTGTTGCATTAATTGATTTAATTTCTTTTTTAGGTCAATCTCTTGCATTTCGTGGAGACTTAAATACACGTGAAAATTTTATTGATACAGCACAACGCCGTGATAGTATCCTTAAACTTGCTCGTCTAGTTAGTTATAATCCTAAACGTAATATTCCGGCCAGCGGTTTTCTAAAAGTAAGCAGTGTTAGTACTACTGAACAAATTTATGACAGTAATGGTATCAATTTAAGCGGACTTGTGATTAATTGGGCCGATGCTGGCAATGATAATTGGTTAGAACAATTTACGGCTGTGATCAATGCCAGTTTGGTTTCTAATCAAATTATCGGCAAACCAAGTAACAGTCAGATTATCAACGGTATTACTAACGACGAATATCAAATTCGCTTAGTGGCCAGTACCGTAGCTACTTATAGTTTTACTACACAAATAGAAGGAACACAGACTGCTTTTGAAATGGTTAGTCCAACAAGTTCTGGCCAGAGTTATATATACGAAGCGGCTCCTCGTACTAATTTACCGTTTAATATTTTATACAAAAATGATAACTTAGGTAATAGTAGTCTTAACACAGGATTCTTTACATATTTTAAACAAGGTGGATTGAAATCTATCGATGTTGCTTTTCAAGAAAGTTTACCTAATCGCGTATACAGTATCAATGTCGATAACATCAATAACACAGATATCTGGTTATATAGTTTAGATTCATCAGGTAATCCTAGCGTATTATGGTCACAAGTGCCAGCAGTAGCTAACACTAATGTTATCTATAATCAAAGTACAAATAGAAATATCTATCAAATCAATACTCGTGCCAATGACCAGGTTGATTTAGTATTTGGCGACGGATCTTTTGCAAATATTCCACAAGGTAATTTCCGTGTTTATTATCGTGTAAGTAATGGATTAGATTATAAAATTACACCAACAGAAATGCAAGGCATTATTATGCCAGTTAATTATGTTAGCCGTACAGGACGTATAGAGACAATCACTATACGTGCCAGCTTGCAATATACTGTGGCTAATGCAACAAGTCGTGATACTATTGATGATATTCGTCAAAAAGCACCACAACAATACTATACACAAAATCGTATGGTTACAGGTGAAGATTATAACATCTTACCTTATACACTGTTTAATGACATTTTAAAAATTAAAGCAGTTAACCGTACAAGCTCTGGTATTAGTCGATACTTAGATGTTATTGATGTAACCGGTAAGTATTCAAGTACTAACATCTTTGCACAAGATGGTATACTATATCGTGATCCTTTTACCAATACATTTAATTTTGATTATTCTACAACTGCGGATATCTATAGAGTAATTTATAATCAAATTGCTCCTATTGCACAAAGTCAAACAACTAAACAATTTTTCTATTCTGAATTCCCTACAATATCATTAACAGATATCTATTGGAATTTATCGACTACTTTAGCTAACGGCTCGACTGGATATTTTGTTGATAGCACAGGTAAATTGTTGCAAGTAGGTTCATCGATAAGTGGGCCAAATAGCTACATAGTACAAGGTGCTATTGTTAGATTTAATGCAGGTGCTGGCAATTATTTCGATGCTCAAAATACTATTCAAGTTGGTGTACCATCTAATAGTGGTGACAAATATTATATCTATGCTGCAATGGAATTAATTGTAGGTGATGGTACTAATGGTGGTGCAGGTAACTTATCTAATGGTGTAGGTCCAATTACTATTAATCAGATTCTTCCTGAAGGTGCAATTGCTGATCGTGTATTTTCTGTACTTAATGTAGAATTTTCAAATTCTTTAGTTACATCGATGGTAAGTTATATACAGGCATTCTCTAATTTTGGATTACGTTATGACGTACCAACATCTAGTTGGCAAATAATTGGACCGCAAGATATTAATTCTAGCAATTTTAGTTTACAATATACTGGCAATACCAGTCAACAAAGTCTAGATGCCAGCTGGTTAATATTATTTCAAACAGTAGGACAAACCTATACAGTAACTTATCGTGGGCTGAATTACGTATTTGAAAGTGTATTAGAAACAGATTTTTACTTTGATAATTCAGTTAAGATATTTGATGCTACAACAGGATTAACAGTGTATGATCAAATTAAAATATTAAAAACAAATAGTAATTCCGATGATGCTAATCCATTGGCTTTAGATTATATCTGGTATGTATATGACAGTATTACAGAAGTTGATGGGTATCAAGATCCTAATAGGATTTTAGTAACATTCCCAGATACTAACAACGACGGCATCCCAGATAATCCTGAATTATTTGAGTTATTAGTAAATCCAACAGTTAATACTACTGAAAAATATGTATATCTATATGCATCAACAGGATATGATAACTTTGTAGTACAAACTCCTGTTGATAATAGTACTATTGTTTCAAGATACCCTGATTTTCAATCAGCACAAATTGCAGCTACTTTATACACTAACGGACAATTATTTTATCTAACAAGTGATGATGCATTCTATCAATTATCAGTAAACGGTTCTGTGTATACATTAAATCCAGTTACTGGATATACAGCTAAAGTAGGACGACAAAATTTATATTTCCAATATAGACACAATAGTCCGAATAATCGCCGTATTGATCCAAGTCCAAATAATATTATTGACTTATACATCTTAACAAAACAATATTCTACAGATTATATTGCATGGATACAAGATACATCAAATACTATTACTGAACCTACTGCTCCTACAAGTGAAGATTTAGATTTATCATACAATACCTTAGATAATTATAAAACTATTAGTGATACTATCATCTATAATCCGGCGGCATTCAAGCCATTGTTTGGAGCAAAAGCAGATACTTCTCTGCAGGCAACATTTAAAGTTATTAAAAATCCTAACATTGTTATCAGTGACTATGATATACAAACCAGTGTGATTGCAGCAATTAATAATTATTTTTCTGTTGACAATTGGGATTTTGGTGAAACATTCTATTTTAGTGAATTATCGGCATATCTACATACTACATTGGCTCCAAATATTTCGAGTATTATTATTGTTCCTGTTAGTGAATCGAGTGTGTTTGGTAGTTTAATGCAGGTTAATTGTAATGTGAATGAAATCATTACCAGTGCAGCTACAGTAGATAATGTGGAAATTATTACTGCGATTACTGCGGCACAAATCAACCAAATTGCGTTGGCTTAAATACTATATAACCTTTGAGATATAACGATGGCAGCTATAAAAACTTTAAATTTTCTTCCTGTAATATTCCAATCTGATACTAATCAAAAATTTCTATCAGCTACAATGGATCAATTAGTTAGTGAACCTAACTTAACAACATTATATGGATATATTGGTAGAAAATTTGCTCCTACATATAAGACAGGGGATAGTTATATCACAGAATATACCAGTGATAGACAAAATTATCAACTTGAACCAAGTGTAGTTGTTCGTGATTTACAGAATAATATTTCTTTCTTTAGTAGCTATCCTGATCTATTAAATAAAATCAAATATTACGGTGGTATTGTTAATAATCATAGTAGACTATTTGATAGTGAATATTATAGTTTTGACCCATTAATTAGTTTTGATAAGTTTGTTAACTTCAGCCAATACTATTGGTTACCTAATGGACCTGATCCTGTAATGGTCGATACCACAGGCATTGAATTAACAAAAACCTGGGTAGTAACACGTGATACAACCAATAACCAATATGTGTTTACATCCGAAGGAGAAGTTGATAACTCATTAACATTTGCACGTGGTGGTACATATACTTTTGTAGTCAACCAACCTGGGTATCCTTTTTGGATTCAATCTCAATTAGGAACCAGCGGAGTGTTATCTGCAACTCCTACTATTAGTTCACGTGATGTATTAGGTGTAACAAACAACGGCACCGACTCTGGTGTTATCACGTTTCAAGTACCACAATCAACGGCACAAGATGTATATTTGTCTATGCCTACAATATATAATGTAGATTATGCAACTCCATTAGCATATTCAGATTTAGAAAACCAATTTATAAGTCAATTCCTTGCGGCATTCCCACAATACGGTGGTATCACAGGCACCTTAGATGGAAAATATTTAATATTTGCAAATCAAGGGTTATTAGAAAATCAACAAAATATTTGGACTGCTCCTGCTGTTATTGATCCAATAACACAGGCTACTATTCCAGGATATGACGCAGGCACAGTAGTTCCGGATTCTGAACAATATGGAATTTGGCAAGTAAAACTTGTAACGGTTCCTGGAGTAACTGACAAACTAATTAGATTAGTATATATTCAAGATGTAGCGGTTAACCAAAAGGTTTATGTTCGCTACGGACTTGTAAATGCAAATAAAGATTTTTATAAAGATTATGATGGGTTCTTTCACCAAGTACCATTAATTACAGCAAGTGCAAATGTTTTGTACATACAAGATGGTATAAATTCTGATATTAACGATTCGATTAAATTAGTAGAATTTAGTAATTGGTCAATTGATGTCGAAAACGATATTTTAGGTAAATTAAATTATACCAGCCCTAATGGAGTACAATTTACTACAGGTCTAAAAATTCAATTTGGCACTGACGTGACTCCTTCAACATATCAAAATAATCAATATTATGTTGAAGAAGTAGGATCAGCTAACGGTATTCGTTTAGTAGATGTAAATCTATTAGTAACTCCAGAAGCATACCATAATGAATTGGCATTAAATTATCCGGACGAAATATTTCCTGATTATATTACTATTAATCGTAGTAGTGTTGATCTTAATGCATGGTCACGCAATAATCGCTGGTTTCATAGACAGGTTATTACTGATACAGCAGCATATAATAACACAGTTCCGGTATTTGATCAATCTTTACGTGCAACTCGTCCTATTATACAGTTTAATCCTGACATCTTATTATTAAATTATGGGCGCATCGGTAAGCAACCAATTGACATTTTAGATACTACTACATTGGATGCCTTTACGCAATTACAAGGACAACCGTTAACAGAAGCATTTGGTATTACAGTAACTGATGGCCTTCGAGTATTATTTGCTAATGACATTGATCCGTTGGTTAAAAATAGAATTTATGTAGTTAATCTAGTTCAATACCAAGTTGATGAAAATGGATTACCAACAGGTACTCAATATATCGACTTAACATTAGCTGATGATGGAGTTGCATCAGCATACGATACATTAGTAGTATTACAGGGCAAATATGCAGGTAGCCAGTGGTGGTATGATGGTGTAAATTGGAATGATAGTCAACAAAAAACTGGACTACAACAACCGCCATTATTTGATGTATTTGATTCAACTGGTAAAAGTTTTTCTACATATAACAGAAGTACATTTGCTGGAACGCAATTATTTGGATATTTAAAATCTAGTGCCGGTGTTAATGATCCTGTATTAGGATTTCCATTAAGTTATAGAAATTTAACAACTCAAGGTGAGATGGAATTTCAAACTTATTTTAGTACAGATACATTTAATTATGTAGATTCATTAGTGACTACTATGGATGTTTCGTCGGGATTTTTACAAACAATAGTTGATGCTAATACGTTAGAGCCTAGAAATACATGGCAAACTGTTGTAGAATATACAAAACAATATCAGTTAATTGGATATATCGCTAATGGCATTAATAGTGTATTTCCGATTGATGTTACACCAGATACACAAGCATCTATTCCGTATCTAAAAGTTTATCATAACTACACATACTTAGAACAATCACAATGGCTATATATCGGTAATAGTGTGCGTTTGACTATTGATCAAACATTTACTGGTGACGGCGTAACTAAAACATTTACTGTTACTAACGGCAATACTGTTAATGGTGTTGTAGTTATTGTTGATAATATTGTCCAAACACCATTACAATTTGGTGTTTCTGGGTCAACTATATTATTTGCTACTGCACCAGATGCTGGTGCAAACATTGATATTAGAGTAATTTCAGTACCGGACGAAGGCGATAAAATCGATATATTAGTTTATAGTTCTGAAGTAAGTAAAATAGGATCTTATCAAATTCCTACTAACTTAGAATTAAATGCACAAAATACTGATATATCAACAATGACTTTAGGTCAAATAAGAAACCACTTAGTTGCACTGGCACAAAATAGTACAACGGTAGTCGGCAATGTATTGGGATCTAGCAATCTTCGAGATATCGAAATTAATTCACAAGGTGGCACAATTTTACAAAATAGTGCCCCAGTACCGCATAGCGCAATATTTTTATTGGATAATACCGCTAACTTTATTGATGCTACTAGATATGCGCAACAAGAATATACTAAATTTAAAAATAAATTTTTAAACTTGAGTGCGTCATTAAATGGTATTGATCCAAATGATCCAGTATCTAGTGTTGATTTAATTTTAACAACAATTAACAGTATTAAAAATAAATCATTTCCGTGGTATTACAGTGATATGGTACCGTATGGTACATTGAAAAATACATTAACTTATACAGTATTTGATCCGTTAACCACTGATTACGAACTTACGACTATTTTCAATAACCAACAACTAAGCAATCTTGCTGTGTTAGTTTACTTAAATGGTGAACAATTAGTTGTTGGTATTGATTTTAATTTTAGAACTGACAGACCTTCTGTGACGTTTTATGATATTGTAAATCAAGTTTGGTTAACTAATTTTAATGTTGGCGATGTAATTACCATAGTAGAATACGCAAATACTGATGGTGCATTTGTTCCAGAAACACCTACTAAATTAGGATTATGGCCAAAATTTATTCCTGAAATGTTTCTAGATGACACATATAGATACGTTGATCCGACAACTAACATACAAGGTATCAATGTTATTCGTGGCCATGACGGTAGTATTACTCCTGCATTTAACGACTATCGCGATAGTTTCTTATTAGAACTTGAATTACGTATCTACAATAATATTAAACTACCTGACGTAGGCACATATGAAGATATTTTATCAGTAATTCCTGGCAAATTTAGAACAACTGACTATGCATTAGCTGAAACTACTCAGATTGTATCGCAAAGTTTCCTACACTGGTTAGGAAACAATAAATTAGATTTCTCTACTAATGAAACATTTGATAGCAGTGATGCATTTACATGGAATTATAGTAATTTTGTTGACCGTATTAACGGAGAACGATTACCGGGTAGCTGGAGAGCATGTTATCAATACTTCTACGATACATTCCGTCCGCATCTAACGCCGTGGGAGATGCTAGGATTCACAGCAATGCCAAGCTGGTGGGTAGAGTTTTATGGTCCTGCACCTTACACAGGCGGTAATAAATTATTATGGGACGACTTAGAAGCAGGAATGATTAGATTCGGCCCGCGTCAAGGTATTGATTCAAACTATGTGCGTACAGGACTAAGCCAAATTATTCCTGTAGATGATAATGGCAATTTATTAAGTCCGGCAGCAATATTAACGGCATCATTTAACTCAATTAAAGCAGGTAATTCGTGGTCAGTGGGTCAATATGGGCCTGTAGAATATGCTTGGCGTAATAGTAGTGATTTTCCTTATGCTGTTCAATTAGCATTAGCTGTAGCTAAACCTGGCAGATTCTTTGGCTTGTTGGCAGATACTTACAATTATACATATAACTACACAATAGGTCAATATCTAACTTCTAATACAAATCAACATCTAACTCAATTTGATGTAGATTTTAATGGTGATACAACATCAGGCACACCATATCGTGGTGCAGGTTATATAAACTGGATTGCAGATTATTTAACCAGTCAAGGAATTAATCCTGCAAGTTATATCACACCTTTATTGCAAAATTATAAAGTTGAATTAGCATATAAAGCAGGTGGATTCACTGACCAAAAATATTTACAAGTATTAGCTGAACAAGTAAGTCCAGCAAGTACCAGTAATAGTATTGTGGTACCTAATGAAAACTACAGTGTATATCTATACAAATCAACACCTATACAGACATTAACATATAGTGCTGTAATTGTTGAAAAAACTGAAAATGGTTATAGTATTCGCGGATACAATCTAAATGATCCGTACTTTACAATTATTCCTAGTGAAATTAATTCTAATGCTGTTGGAATTTCAGTATTAAACAACACTGCAACGGTTTTCAAAGATTATCAAAATTTAAAATTAACTGTGCCTTATGGATATGAATTTACAACACAACAACAGGTTGTAGATTTCCTTATTAGTTATGAACGTTATTTAATTGCACAAGGATTTACATTTACCGATTCGGATCCGCAATTAGGAGAAATACGTAATTGGACACTAAGTTCTAAAGAATTTTTATTCTGGACACAACAGGGTTGGTCAAATGGTAGTATTATTGTATTGAGTCCTGTAGCTAATGTGTTAAATGCTATTAGTATTAGTGCAATTACTGACGGCATCGAAGATAGCCAATACGGAAGCAAGGTTTTAGACCAAAACTTCGGTCTTGTTAAGAATAATAATTATGACGTACTGCGTAGTCCAAATACATTTAAATTAACGTTAAATGATAGTGCCAGTGTAATTGGGTATGTTGAAATTAATCTAGTCCAATACGAGCATGTATTAGTATTTGATAACACAACAGTGTTTAACGATGTTATCTATCAACCAGAAACTGGTAATAGACAATATCGTTTAAAATTAATTGGACAAAAAACTGCTTTATGGAACGGTAGTTTAAGTGCACCGGGATTCATTTATAGCAGTGGAGAAATTGATATATGGGATCAAGGAACTGATTATCTTAAAGGTGATATAGTTCAATATAAAAATCAATATTATACTGCATTGCAAAATATTATTGCTAATCCAGAATTCCAATTTCAATTCTGGCAACAACTTAATCGCACGCAAATACAAACAGGTCTTTTGCCTAACTTTGCAACATTAGCAGTTGAATCACAATCATACTATGATAGTTATGGCGAGATTAAAGATAAAGATCAAATAGAATATAGTCATGCATTGATCGGTTTTAAACCAAGACAATATTTAAGTGATTTAGGTCTAAGTGAAACTACTCAAATTGAGTTTTATAAAGGTTTTATTGCACAAAAAGGTTCTGCCAATGCAGTTAACCAAATGCTTACTGCTACATTTGATAATTTAAGTAGTGAAATAGCATTCTACGAAGAATGGGCAATGCGTGTTGGCGAGTACGGTGCTCTTGATAGTAACCCGTATATAGAAATTCCGTTAGACGAAAAAGCATTTGGTGTAAATCCTTCAATTGCACAATTTGTTGCAGGAATTAATAATAATACCGGTAATGGTATTACTATTTTTAATTCAAACCAATTGTATAAATCGGAAGGTAGTTATACTGGTAATATTGCATTAAGTAGAACTTCGCATAGTAATTATGATAATGATATTCCTACTGCCGGTTATGTTAATATTAATGATGTTGATTTAACTATATTTGATCTTGCTAACTATCAAGATTTAGATAACAACATTAGCCAAATGGGTAGTGGATATCGCATCTGGGTAGCCAAAGATTTTACACAGAATTGGAACGTTTATCGTGTTACTGAAACTAATAATGGTATAACAACTGTAAGTAATTCATTAAACGGATATGTTACATTTACAACATCTTCTCCGCACCAATTAACTTTAACACAGGTATTCATTGTTCAGAATTTTAATTCTGCATTTGATGGTTTCTATCAAGTTTATAAAATTGTTGATGATTATAATGTTATGGTTGCCTACAGCGGTGATACCAGCAAATTAACAACATTAAGTGGATCTGGCCTGTTATTGGTATTAGACAGTTTACGTTTTACATACATGGAAGATGCACGTATATTTGGATTAACTAATCCTCCTAATGGATGGCAAGTTGGTGAAAAGATTTGGATTGACGATGATGCAGCCACTACATCTACACAAGGACAACCATTTACTACAGTTAGTGGAACGTGGAAAGTATATGAAAAAGCCCATCCATGGACATTACAACAACCATTAACAAAGAATACTAATGAATACTTTTCTAACGATGGATTTGGTTCTAGCGTTAAGATGAGTGCAGATAATATGGTGATTGTATCTGGTAGCCCAACAAGTGGAAATACTGGTATAGTTAATACATTCCTTAAAGATTATCAAGGAAACTATAACGAAAACTTAAGTTTAATTCCAGATGCAGGCAATGTTATAACTCCGACTTCTGGTTTTGGTACTACAGTTGATCTAGCTCAAGATGCATTAAACAATACTATTCTTGCTGTAGGTGCTCCGAGCAGTTATAATAATCTTGGGTATGTTTACATATACAATAAACCAAGTGCGGCATATAAATTTGCTAAGGCACAGGTTATTGTTGGTAATGTAGCATCAACAAACGATGCATTTGGTAGCAGTATTGCATTTAACCAAGACGGTGAATGGATGTTTGTAGGTGCTCCTAATAATAATAAAGTATATGCGTACGGTTTAAATCGTTTTGTTCCTGTGCAAAGTACAATAATTTCTGTACCATCATCAACAGCGGCATTAACATTGCCATTTACGCCATATGCTACTAATGATGCAACTTCATTGTTGATTACAAGTAATAGCAGAACATTTATTCCTAATATTGACTATACATTATCAGGAAAAATTGTATATTTTACAGCACTTCTATCAGCCAGTGATATCACAATCGTTCAACAACCGTATTATTCATTAGTAACAACGTTAACAATTCCTACAAGCAATGTTAACAGTCAATTCGGCTATGCATTGTCAAGTAGTTTTGATGGCGCACAAATGGCAGTTGGCGCTCCAGGCGATACAGTAACAGACGCAAACGGCATAAATCAGCCAGGTGCAGGTAGTGTCTGGGTATATGATCGTGTAATCGAAGCATTTAACACGACTGGCGCTCAAGTATACACTACTAAGAATACGATTGCTAATATATATAAAGTAACACTTGATGGAATTGAAGTTAATGATTATTTTGTATCTAGTGCAAATACAATTACATTTGTTAGTCCACCACCGGTAGGCCATATATTATATATTGAAGTAAACCAATTTAATTTACTAGAACAATTAGTCGGAGTTGATAGTTTACAAGGCGGCCTACAAGCTATTCAAGCTAATGCTGCATTTGGCACAAGCCTAACAATCTGTTCAAATAACTGTGCAATTTATGTTGGTGCTCCTTATTACAGCAACGGATTAGAACATAATAGCGGTGCAGTTTGGAAATTCCATAATCGTGGAAGATTATACGGTACTAATACTGGATATCAATTAAATCCTGTATTTACTACAGGTGATACAATTCGTTTAAACAATTTTGAAGTTACTGTAGCTAACATAAGTACACCAAGTTCTAATGTTGCTTCATTAAATGACCTAGTAACAAATATTAATGACGCAGATATTCTAGGTATTAGTGCAGTAAATCAAGGTGGTTATTTAAGATTGAACTCAGATGTTACTGTATTTAAAGATCAATTGCGTATAGTATCAGGAGTTCGTCAACCAGGTAGTCCGGGAGTATATGTAGATGCCGACTTGCGTGTATTTGCATTTATGCAAATTATTATTAATCCGTACGGAATGTCTGGTGAATTTTTTGGTAGCAAAGTTAAATTAGCAAGCAGTGCCTACATGTTAGTAATCGGTAGCGGTAGAGGAACTACTAAGGCAGATACTACATATGATGTGTTAACAACAGCCTCTGGTACAATTTTCGATCATCATTCTACTAGATGGCTTGATGCTATTCCGTCTAGCGGTAGTGTTTACATTTATGAATTGTACGATGATCCTCGTAATGTTGTAGAACATCCAGGTCGTTATCAATTTGCACAACAACTAAATCCAGGTAGTTTAGTTCCAGGTGCAGAATTTGGATATGCATTAGATATCGAAGGACAATACATTACTGTGACAGCACCCGGTTCAACAGTAAATGGTGAGCCTACAGGTACAGGAACAATTTACGTGTTCCAAAACCCAACATTAGAAAGAGGATGGAATTTAATTAGATATCAACAAGATAAAGTTGACGTTGATAGTATTAGTAGAATTTATTTATATAACAGTTTATCTAATCAAATTCTTGAAAACTTACAATTTATTGACCCTGCTAAAGGTAAAATCTTAGGACAAGCTGAACAAGAAATTAGTTTCAAAACAGAATATGATCCGGCTATTTATAATAGAGGATCTAATCCGGCTGCTGATATCAATACTAATGTTTATTGGGGTACGATGCAAGTTGGTAAAGTATGGTGGAACTTAAGTCAAGTTCGTTATATTGATTATGAGCAAGATACCTTAACATATCGTAGCATTAACTGGGGTAATTTATTTCCGGGATCTGTTATAGAAATTAATGAATGGGTACAAAGTTCAGTATTGCCAAGCAAATATGTGGCTAATGGTGGTGATGGAGTTCCTAAGTATGCAGATGATAGCGCATACGTTGAAATTATTACTGTAGATCCTATTACTGATATTATCGGCAGTGTTTATTATTTCTGGGTAACGGGTAAAACTACTGTAGATCCTAACAACACTGAAAGAAGCATACCAACTACATCTATACAGGATATAATTTTAAATCCTAAAAATCAAGGTATTGCTTATGCGGCTGTGATACAAAATAGTGCAATTATCTTATACAACGTTGGATCATACTTATCAGCTAAAAATACTATTTTGCATTTAGATTATCAATTGTTGATTAATACAAATATTATTCACAGCGAGTATCAATTAGTACAAAAAGGAAAACCAAACGGAATAATTCCAGATAGAGTTGTTAATAAATTAATAGACAGCTTAGCTGGCATTGATAATCAGGGTGCTGCAGTTCCTGATCCAGGATTAAGTTTGGCAAATAGTTATGGTATTAGTATACGTCCAAGACAAAGCATGTTTGTGGATAGATTAACTGCATTGTCGGAATTAATTGCGTATGTTAATAGTATATTTGTTATTAATCCAATTACGGAAGAATTTAATTTAACAGCATTAAATGATCAAGAACCAGTACCTAATGCAAAATTAAATGCCTATGATTTAAGTATTGATACAGATGCTGAATTGGCTTATATTAATGTTAATGGATTAACTCCTGGATACGTTGTATTAGTACTAAACGATAGTACACAAGATGGATTGTGGGTATTGTATCAATTACAAGAAGATTTAACATGGGGAATTTACCAAGTTCAATCTTATAAAAATAGTTTATATTGGAGTTATATTGATTGGTATGCAACTGGTTATTCATCGGGTACTAAGCCAACATATTCAGTTTCTACTCAAGTTGATGCATTAAAATTATCATTGGCCATTGGTGATATTGTTAAAGTTAATAACTCTGATCGTGGTGGTTGGATTTTATTATTAGTTGAAAGTACGGCTCCTACATTTACCACTGTGGGCATTCAAAATGGTACAATACAATTAGATAGTTCACTTAGCGATTTTGCTAATAATGAAATCGGTTTTGGAAATCAAGGATTTTCAACTAATAGATACGACCAAAATCCGAATATTGAAATTCGCTCAATTGTAACTGCAATTAAGGATACAATTTTTATTAACCAATTAGAGGGAAATTTTAACAATTTATTCTTTATATTAATTAACTACTTATTAACTGAACAAACATACGTTGATTGGTTATTTAAATCTAGTTTTATTAGTGTAGTTCATCAGCTTAGAACACTAAGTCAATTCCCGAGCTATACACCAGATAATCAAACGTATTATCAAGACTATATCGACGAAGTTAAGCCTTATAGAACTAAAGTTCGTGAATATTTAATTAATTACAGTGGATCTGACACATTTAACGGCAGCATCACAGATTTTGATTTACCTTCCTATTACGATACTTCAACTATTACAAGTATTTTCCGTAGTCCGAGTGGAGAGTATCCGTATACGGCCGAAGATGAAGCAACATGGCAAACATTCCCATACAACCAATGGTATCAAAATAGAACTCTTCAAGTTGATAGCATCTTAATAGAAAATCCAGGATATGGATACACTACACCACCATCGATTACTATCGTAGGCGGTGGTGCTACCGCTGGTGGAGCAACTGCAAATTGTTACATCGACGGTAATACAGGAGAAATAACAGCAATTAATGTTATTACACCAGGTAGCGGATATGTTACAACTCCTACGATAATTATTAATGGTTCAGCTAACATTGCTGCAACTGCATACGCTACATTAAAAAATTATCAAGTTAGAAGTTTTGATACTACTATTAAATTTGATCGTATTACATATTCAAGTACTGTGCAAGATTGGCAACCTAATACAGCATATACCGCAGGTACTATTGTTAGCTATGCATCATCTGAAGGTAATACATCTATTAGATCAGCATATCAAGTTACAGAAGATATAACAACTGGTGCAATATTTAATCCATTGGATTACACTGTATTGTCAGCTAATTCATTTAGTAATGCAAATGATCGTATTATTGGTTACTATCAACCGAGTGCATCTATGCCAGCAAGAGATCTGACACAATTAGTACCGGGAGTTGATTATCCGGGAGTACAGGTGCTAGGTGCAGACTTTGATTTAAATCCAAATTACGGATCATTATTTGGCGGAATTCTAGACAATATCGATTACGATGACAATGGTAGTCCTATACTAAGCCAAGCCAGCCTAGACACTATTATTCAAAGCCAGTTCACTGATGCAGCATTAGGAACACGTGCAGAAGATATTAACGTTGATGGCGGTGCGTATGTTGACCAGTATGCAAGTCATGCACCAGAAGAACTTGTTCCGGGTATTGTATTTGATACATTAGATATGCGTATATACACTAAGATAAACTCTGGGGCTAATGTAATTGCATATAGAGTATTCAATAACATGTTAAATCAAACAAGTTATCTACGTATTTCTACTGCATATACTACAACATTATCTGCCAATTTAGCACTAACTGATACTACGATATCAGTGGTTAACGCTTCTGCATTAACACCGCCAAGTATTGCAAACAATACACCTGGGGTGGTATTTATTGGTGGTGAACGTATAACTTATTGGACTATTGATCTTGTTAATAATGTATTGGGACAGATACGTCGTGGCACACAGGGTACCGCAGCTGTTAGTTTATACACAAGTGGAACATCTGTGATTGATGGAGGTATTGACCAAAACATTGTGGGGTCAAGTAATTATAGTTGGACACCAACTGTTAATGTTACTGATACTACAACATCTAGTAACACATATACATTTATAGCAAATGTTACATATACTCGAAACTATGCAAATGTATTCTATAATCATGGTATTAGTACTGCAATAGATGGCACAGGATTAACTGGATCTACAACTCCTGCGGCACTGTTCTTAAAAGCATATCCTATAAGTTAGGCATTCTAAAAGGTATGCTATGATTGAAATAAATAACAATATGGATATGAAAACGAAAGAAAAAACTGAGCAATCAGTACAACCAACTAAGAAGCCAGATGAAAATTCTGGCATTCTTGTAGAAGGTTATATTAAGATATTTGATCCAAAGACTAAAGAAGTTTTTGTAAACGGGCGAGCATAAATGAATTCAACAGCAAATTTAAGCATTATTGGGTTTTTAAAAATCCATGATCCAGAATCACAACATACTTATGTAGAGAAATGCAATGCTATTCACTACGAAAACATGAGCTTGGCTCTAGCTCAAAATGTTGCTAACAAAAGCACAAACTTTATTACAGAAATGCACTTTGGTAATGGCGGTACTACTGTTGACCCTACTGGAGTTATTACATATTTGCCAACAAATACTAATGTACAAAATGCAGATTTGTATAATCCGACATATTATAAAATAGTCGATGATACAAATGCCGCTAACCCAGATCCAATTAATAATAAAATAACTGTTAATCATACACCTGGTTTAATTTACACTGATATTCTAGTTAGTTGTTTATTAGACTATGGCGAACCAAGCGGTCAGGCTGTTTTTGATAATAGTCAAAATTTAAATGATACCTTTACCTTTGACGAACTTGGTTTATTTGGCTCAGTATCAGGCGTAAGCGGATTAGGTGTAGGACTACCACTATTAACACATGTAATTTTTAGTCCAGTGCAGAAATCACTGAACAGACTTATTCAAATCGATTATACAGTGCGAATTCAAACTCTAACTAACTTGAGTACAAATGCATAATTAGGACATTAAAATGGCGTATACAATAACAACAACGAACGGAACAACATTAGGTACTATCCCAGATGGGCAGGTTAATGGACCGAATACTGCGGGTGGATTTACCAGTCTAACATTAGTTGGAAGAAATTATCCTAATTACGGGCAGATTATTGCAGATGACTTAGTAGCATTATTAGAAAACTTCTCCGATACAACTGCTCCTGTAAATCAAATTAAAGGACAACTTTGGTGGAACAGTAGTGCTAATATATTAAGTGTTAACAAAGATGGTACTACCAATGGTTGGAAAACAGTAGGAGGAGCAACATATTCTTCTTCAGCACCTAGTTCCCCAACACCAGGTGATTTATGGTACAATAGCAGTTCTAATCAATTTTATGCATATTCAGGTAGTACATGGGTATTAATAGGCCCATCATATAATTCTAACAATGGTGCAAGTGGCGCAATATGGGAAACTATCAGTGACGGAACTAATAATCATGATGTAGTATCATTATATTTAGATGGTATCAGAACAGCAATTATCAGTAAAGATAGTACATTTACACCAAGTCCAAGTATCAGCGGATTTACTTCATTACAACCAGGTTATAATATGTCTTCGACATACACAATCTGGGGAACTGCAAACGTTGCCAGTTATATTGGCACACAACCTGCCGCCAATGTTTGGTATAATAATCAAAATAACACTGGTACTGGTACATTGTCTGTTGTTAATAATACTGGTATTAGTGTGGGTACAAATGGTGCATTGACATTATCAGTAAGCGGCAACATTGCACAACTAATTAATTCAGTAACTGGTGGTAACTTGTCGATGTATGTAAATTCATCGCAATATGGTTCACAACGTGGATTTAATATTAGTGGTGTAACAGGTCATGTATATGTTAATGCTGATCCAATTTATTCATTGGGAGTTGCAACTAAACAGTATGTTGATAATAGTTTTATTAACACAGCATTAACTGGCGTTCCTACTGCACCTACTATGCCTGGCGGTACTGCTAATACAGCAATTGCTACTACTGCGTTTGTTATTAACAATTCTGGATTCTTTACAAATAAAATCTATCAAGGTAATAGTGGTTTTGAAATTGATGACACTGGCGCAGGTACTGCTACACTAACGATCGATAATACAGCAATATTAACAGCCAGCGTTAGTGGTGTAAATTTATTAAACGGTGCTACTGCAATTACTCAACCGGATACATATAATGGTACAGGTAATGCAGCAGTTGCTACAACACAGTTTGTTAAAAATTCTACACAATGGTGGGGTGGTAGTGCTAAATTTGTAAGTAACGTAGCACCTAATCCAGGTGTAAACGATATTGGAAGTAATAACGGTGACTTCTGGTTCCAATATACGACGTAATATAGTAAGATAAATAACATATAACAATAGGTAAGAGAAATGGCATATCCAATAACTAACACAGCTGGTACTACTATAGCAACTATTGCAGATGGTACAGTTAACTCATCAGCTACCAGCCTTACCCTAATAGGCAAAAACTATGCCGGTTACGGTAATTTTTTAAATGAAAATTTTGTAGAATTATTAGAGAATTTTTCATACGGTGCGCCTCCAAGTAACCCATTAACTGGGCAACTATGGTGGGATAGTGCAAACACTCTATTAAAAATTTGTGTTAGTGGTAGTAGCAATGAATGGAAACCAATTAGTTCGTTAACAGCAGCCAGTGTTGCACCGAGTACTCCAGCACCTACAGTAGGCGACCAATATTGGAATACTGTATCAGAACAACTTAGCGTATGGAGTGGTCCTACTAACCAATGGGTTACAATTGGTCCTGCATTTTCAGCAGTTGGCGGCACATCAGGTGCAGTAGCAGAAACAATTAAAGATAGTAATAATAATAATCAAACAGTGGTTAAATTATATACTGCTGGCACAGTAATTGGTATTGTTAGTGGTAATGCAACTCCGTTCACTCCGCAAACTACTATTAGTGGGTTTGGTACTATTAACCCAGGTTTTAATTTAATTAGTTCAAATACATTAACAGGTAGCCAATTCACAGGTAATGCCAGTAATGCACTATTATTAAATGGAATTGGTTCGAATCAATTCTTACGTAGCGATACTGCCGCAACAACAAATTATCAATTAGGTGTCGGTTTATTACAAGTCGGTAGCGATTTACTTGTTAGTCCTACTGCATCATCTGAAATATCTTTTTCAAGCAATAGTGCATCTAAGAAAGACATTAGTTTTTATGTTAATAGCAATTCATTAAGAGCAGTTAATATCAACGGATCAAATGCAGCAATTATCTTGTCTAATACCGTTTCGGTATTAGGTACATTAAACGCAGGATCAACATTGAATGTAACAGGAAATGCAGTTATACAAGGTATTACTACGCATTCAAACAGTCTATTGCCAAATGTAGCGAACACTGTTAATATTGGATCTACCGGTACTCCATTTGCCAATGTTTATTCCAATAATCTAAATGGTAATGTTAATGCTACAGGTTATATACAAAATCCAGTATATTCAACTACTACAGCACGCGATGCAGCTATTACTTCACCAAAAGCTGGTATGACAGTATTTGTAACATCTGGTGCCAATGCAAGTCCAACTTTCTATGGATATACTGGTAGCCAATGGGTTTCACTGAACTAATTAAGAATAAAACTGGAATAATATGTCATATATAATTACTACAACCGCAGGTGCTACGTTAACAACATTAGCAGATGATACAGTTAATACTACTTCAACAAGTTTAAGTTTAGTAGGTAAGAACTATGCTGGTTATGGTATTTTTTTAAACGAAAATTTTGTACAATTATTAGAAAATTTTAGTAATTCTAATTCACCAAAAGCACCATTAACAGGTCAGCTATGGTACGACAGCACTAACACATTAATAAAATTCTATACTGGTAGCATTTGGAAACCGTTGCATACTTCTGCCGCAAGTCCTACAGCACCTCCAGGTCCAGTTCAAGGTGACTTATGGTGGAATACTACTACTTCACAACTTAGTGTTTATGGTGGGGGTACAGGATCATCAGCATGGGTAATTATTGGACCAGCATATACATCAACCGCAGGAACCAGTGGTGCAATTGCAGAAACTGTGTATGATACAGGTAATAATCCACACATTGTAGTTAAATTATACGTAAATAGTTACGTAGTAGCTATTTTTAACTATGGTACTGCATTTAGTATTCCGCTTACGGGTTCGAATGCAATTACGGGTTTTTCAACTATTAGTCCAGGTGTAACACTTATCAGTTCTGCGTCGCTTAGTGGAGCACAATTTTCTGGAACTGCTAATAACTCAACATATTTTAATAGTCTATCATCAAGTCAATTCTTACGTAGTGATGCAGGATCAAATAATGGCACTTATACATTAGGTGTAGGCAAATTACAAGCAGGTAGTGACTTGCTAATTGATCCAAGTGCCACAGACGTACAAATTTTTAGTAATGGCACTGGTATTAAAGATATAGGCATCTATGTTAATAAAGGCAGTACACAAACTAAAGCAATTAATATTTCCGGATCATCTGGAATTACGCAATTTTTTGCCAATGTAAGTAGTCAATACATAATTCCAACAAATGACAATCAATATACTCTTGGTCTTTCAGCATCAAGATTTGCTAATGTATTTTCAGTTGGAGTAACAACTACTAACGCATATACCGCTAACGTGTATGCTACTAATTTAAATACTACAAATATTATCGGCTCTAGTTTATCTATGGCAACTGGAACATTATCAGGTGCATTAACTGTTAATACTGGCGGTGGTATAAATGCTATCATTAACGGTGCAAGTGGTTCTGGTGTAGGTAACATTGGTACAGCCGCAAATCCGTTTAACACAGTATTTGCTCGTGCTACCTCAGCACAATACGCTGACGTTGCAGAACGCTTTGAAGCAGATGTTCCTATGGCACCAGGTACTGTAGTAGAGTTGGGCGGCATTAAGGAAATTACACAGGCAGTTCAAGAATTGTCAGAAGCAGTATTTGGCGTTATAAGTACATTACCGGGCTTTTTATTAAATGGTACAGCGGGTAGTGATGATACTCACCCAGCAGTAGCAGTTAACGGGCGTGTGCCTGTTAGAGTTATTGGTCGAGTTAACAAAGGCGATCGTTTAGTCAGTGCTGGTCGAGGCCTTGCACGTGCGGCATTGCGCAGTGAAATGACGGCATTTAATGTAATTGGTCGCGCATTAGAAGATAAAACAACAGATGGTGAAGGTATGATCGAAGCCATTGTTAAATTAAACAGTTAGGATAAAGAAAATATGTCATATTCATCAGGCGGCACCATTGCAGCAACGGACTATAATAACTTAGCCTGGGGCGGAACACAGGGTACATACACATCAAGTCCAAATAACGTTGCTTATGTTATGGGCGTTGGTAGTGGCCAATTTGGGTACGGCCAAGATCTTAGTTTAATTAACACAGTGTCTACTGCTGCTACTGTAACAGCCGTTCAATGGGCCGGTTTGTTCCTTTTAACTAATCGTGCATTAGGGCATCAAGGTGGTACACAAATTGCTGCAGGTAACTTAAATGCTACATCCGGACAGACAATTACATATTTTTCAAACGTAGCAACTGCGGTAACATCAATTAATACTAATAAAGCATCTTACGGCTCACAAGGTACAACTATAACAGGTAGTAACTTTACTGCTTCTTGGACCAATGCTGCTACTACTTCGGCACTTGTCTTTGGAGTAACCCGTACTGTAACATTTGCCAGTGGCGATGCTGCTCGTTATTTCTTTAACGCAGGCGGACAAATTAACTTAGTTATGAGTGGAACTAATAATGACGGTAGCAATCGTAGCGGCGATGTAGTTACATTGTTAGGTTACGTTGGTACTGCACAAGGTTTAAAAGCGACTACCTTTGGTGGACGCACAGGCACAGGTGGTACAGGTGGTACTGTAAATACCAGCAACGGGTATTATAACTTACCTAATGCAATTGGTAGCCAAGTTAACTTAATTCAAAATATTTATAGTACCGCAAGTACGTATAATGGTGATTATATATACGTTAATGCGTACAATTCCACTACAAATGCCAGTGGTCATGGTGATAATGGTGTAACGATCAATTTGAGTATTGGTGTATACTTAGCAGCAAAATCTTTATCATTTAATGAAAGTGTCAACGTAACTGTTACACATCGAGTAGATATTATTCCACCAGAATCTACATATTTGACTAATAGCTGGGGTACTCCGACTATTGCATAATAGTTAAATAGAGTATATAATAAAGGTAAGTTTTTCCTGCTTACCTTTTTTTACGGCTATATACTTATATGAGTGAATTAGATCAATTAGTAACACAAATCAAACAAGCGACTGATTATCAAACCAATAAACGTATTCTACGTGAAAAGATTCTAACTGATCTGCATGTAGCCTACAACAATGGTTTGTTCAAAGTCAGCCCAGAACTGATTGCGTTCTTAGCCACATGGCCCAGTGACGAATTGTTCTTAGAAGATACCTACGAAAACCCAATTAAAATTGTTCGTACAGAATTTTTAAGCCTGTGCCAAGATCACTATCAACGTGTAATGAACACATGGCATATTCAATTTGAAGAGATTAAGCGTGCAAGACGTATCTAGAGGTGTATTAATCTTTGCTTTTAACACAGAAGCAGTTGACTATGTAGCAATTGCCGAACAAACTGCACGTCTTGTTAAGCATACACTTGGACTACCTGTGACTATTATCACAGATCAAGAAGTTGATAATACCTTTACTAATGTGCGTGCTGGTTATGCTGGCGGAACTGCTTGGCGTAATGGTGATAGATACACAGCATATGATGTTAGTCCCTACGATGAAACTATTTTAATTGACAGTGATTACCTAGTATTAGACCGTAGTCTGCTTACCCTATTAGATACTACAGAAGATTATAGACTACAGCATAATGGTGTAGGCAATATGGGTGTGCTTAGTTTAGATTATGTCTGGGCTACTGCTATTGTGTTTAAACGCACAGAAAAAACTCGCTTACTGTTTAATCTAGTAGGACGCATACAGCGCAATTACTCTTATTATTGCAAACTCTATCAATTACGTGAACGCAACTTTCGCAACGATTATGCGTTTGCTATTGCTAACAATATCATCAATGGCTACACACCTAACCAATCACAGGGAATACCGTGGCCTATGCTGACCATTGACAAGCCCGTTAAACAAATAGACATTCGAGGCAATATGCTGATAGTTAGAGAAGATGTTGCTAGGTTTATACCCCGTCAAAACATACACATCATGGATAAAGATTATTTACAAAGTGATTTACACGTTAAGTTTGTGGATACCGTATGTCAAGAATAAATCCATTTATAGAACAGCAAGGGTTTGTTACTTTTGCACAAAATACCGAACAGGTCAACTACTTAAAGCTGGCCTATGTACAGGCTATGAGCATTAAACTTGTTATGCCTACTGCTAAGTATGCTGTGATAGTAGACGAAGCTACGTTAGCCAAAGTCGAAGATCGACATCGACAGATATTCGACTACGTTATCAAACTTCCGTTTGATAGTGCCCAAGACGACACATGGAAGTTACGTAACGAGCCGCAGGTATTTGAACTAACACCATTTAAAGAAACAATTAAACTTGAAAGTGACATTGTGTTTACACGCAGTATCGAACATTGGTGGACGATGTTTAGATTGCGTAACGTAGTATTAAGTCTAGGTTGTAGGGATTACCAAGGCGAAGCCAGCGAAGTGCGCCGATATAGAAAAATATTTGATGACAATAATCTACCGGATACTTATAATGGACTGATGTATTTCCGTTATAGTCGTGAAGCATATGATTTTTTTGATATAGCAGAAAGTATTTACAATTCTTGGAACTTTATTAAAGACAACGTATTGGTTAATTGTAGAGAAGAACTACCTACTACAGATGTGGTTTATGCTATGGCTGCCAGTCACCTAGGAGTAGAGAATTGCACCTTACCGGAAATAGACTTTGTTAATTTTACACATATGAAAAATGCTATTAACACTTGGCCCGAAACAACTCCGTGGCCAGAATTGGTCTTAAGTGAATTGGACTTACCTATGATCAGAGTTAATAATATTAATCAATATCACCCATTCCACTATCAGGATAAAAATTGGGTCACTGATGAAGTAGTAGAGAGATTTGAACATGAATTCAGAAGATGAGTTTCTAAAAGCCATAGCAATGATTGAACTATTGCCTGTGCTAGATAAAGAATATCGTATATACTACGATAAACAGGGCAATATTACTCATTGTACTATGACTGGGGATCCTTTAGATCAGTCATATATTGTAGTAACCTTGGATGAGTACACTAATTATTCTAAGTACACTGTTGAGAATAATAAACTTAAATTGATTGACAACAATCCCGGTTATCGTGTACAATTAAGTAAGAGTGAAGTTGGTTACAAAACTGTAAAAAATCACGCTGGGCTTGTATTAGAGCCCGGTGAGACCTATGAGAACGTAGAACACTATGACGCAAATAATTGATATCGCAGACCTGGACTGCATTTACCTAACATATGATGAACCTAATAAAGAACAAAATTGGATTAAGATTCAAAACATGGTACCATGGGCAAAAAGGGTTGACGGCGTTAAGGGCAGTGACGCCGCACACAAGGCATGTGCTGACATCAGCGACACTGATCGTTTTGTGGTCGTTGACGGTGATAATATTCCCGATCCAGGATTTTTCAACCTTCAGCTTGCTCTTACTGATGCTAATAGCGATAAAGTATTTCGTTGGCGTGCTCGCAACCATATTAATGGGCTACAGTACGGAAACGGAGGACTAAGCTGCTGGACTAAAGAGTTTGTGTATAACATGCGAACACATGAAGCCAGTGACGGTGACGCTAAGAACGATGTAGAGTTTTGTTTTTACCCTAACTATTGGGCTATGAGTGACTGCTATTCAACAACATATCCAAATCAAACACCATTTCAAGCATGGCGAGCAGGCTTTAGAGAAGGTGTTAAGATGTGCTTAGATCGCGGCACTAAACCTAGCTTACAAGAATTTGAAAGTAAAGTACATCATCGCAACTATGACCATTTGTGTATTTGGCAGTCAGTGGGCTCGGATGTGGAAAACGGATTTTGGGCAATATATGGCGCACGTTTGGGTACATACTTAACAATGCTATGCGATTGGGAATATCGTTGGGTGCAAGACTTTGACACACTTGCAGACCTATGGAATGAATATAACCATGAAGATATTGCTGTGGATCACTGCAAGGTAATAGGTGATACATTGCGTCAACGTTTAGCATTACCTATTGTGGATATGGATCCAGAAGAAAGCAAGTTCTTTAAACATCATTATAAGAGTAACTTTAAAAATCAAGGACCAATGGTACGTGAATAAGAATTGGTACCTAGTAGATGTTGACATTACTAATGCTATTAATAGCAATTTTTCTTTTGAGCATTTATTAGAAAGTTCACCGTTTATTAGTAAAAAACAACACGGTATATGGGGGTATGAGCAAGAGCAATTGACTACAATATTCACAGACCAATGGTTATCATATATGAAAAGCATTGACCTAGAAGTATTTGTTGCAATGTTATTTTATAGAAGCCCATTTTTTACTCATCCAGAAGCACACGTTGATTTTGTATACAATAATGTACAGCCTACTATTGCTTTAAATTGGGTCATTAACAATCCCGATATCAGTAGTATGGTATGGTATCAAACACCAGTCAATTCACCTATACATGATCACAGTACTACGCCTGCTGCTGATTGGATTAAGTATTCTGGATGGCTAACTGATGGATTAGTTGAAATTGAACGTAGAACCATTGGAGATATACCTACTATAGTCAGAGTAGATATTCCGCATAATATTGAAGTATTTGACAAAGAACGATGGAGTATAAGTGTTAGATGTAAAGCACCGAGTACTATTGTAAATTGGTGTGACATAGTTAATTATATAAAACCTAGGATAATCAATGAGCAGTGATTTCATGTCGAGCGCAGAGTCAATGAAGGACAAACTAGGTCCTGCACTCTGCTTGGCTAAATGGCAACAGGTTAGTCTACACCTAACAACAGGCATGACTAATAGTTGCTACCATCCACCCCTACATGAAATAGATCCACAACCATTGCTGGCCAATCCTAGTGCCTTACACAACACAGCGTATAAAAAACAGCAACGTGTTATCATGCTTAAACAAGAACGCCCAAGTGAATGTAGTTATTGCTGGTCAGCTGAAGATAACGGACAGTTAAGTGACCGTCATTATCGTAGTGGCGAGCCATGGGCCGCAGAACACTTTGACACTATTGTAAACAGCACAGGCCTTGAAGATGCTACTCCTAGTTATGTAGAAGTAAACTTTAGTCATGGCTGTAATCTAGCATGTAGTTATTGCAGTCCACAATACTCAACCGAATGGGGCAAAGACATTGCTAAGTTTGGTGCTTATCCTACAAGTACTCCGCACAATGCGCCAGAACACTTTGAAGGTAGACGTAAGCCTATTCCAGTACGTGAACACAATCCTTATGTAGAAGCATTTTGGTCTTGGTGGCCTAGTTTATATGGTAGTCTTAAACACTTCCGTATGACAGGCGGAGAGCCACTTATGGATAAGAACACGTACCGTGTGTTTGACTATATTCTGGAACTACCTAAAAGTGACCTACATGTAGACGTTACCAGTAACTTTAGTGTAGAACCAGAACTGTTTGACAAGTATATGGACAAAGTTAAACAACTATGCAAAGGTGAGCGCATAGAACACTTCATGCAGTATGTTAGTTTAGATAGTGGTGATCCTGTACAGTCTGCCTACATACGCAGAGGCATGGGGCCGCATCGCGTAAACACTTATGTACACCGTTTCCTTACACAGATTCCATATCGCAACAGTTTAACTTATATTATTACTATGAGTAACTTAAACATACTTGGATTGAAACGCTTATTAGAGCATATTTTAGAATTACGCAAGTTACATAGTACAACCTATCAACGTGTTTGGTTTGACACGCCATTGCTGCGTAGTCCTACATGGCAAAGTCTACAAATACTTCCAGCAAGTTATTATACTGTGTTAGAAGACGTAATAGCATATATGAAAGAAAATGTCATGCCTGAAGATAGTTTTGTAGGATTTAAAGACTATGAAATACAGCGTATGGAACGTAACTTACTTTGGATGAAAGAACCTAAGGAACCTAAATATCTTGAAGAACAGCGTGCAGACTTTTATCGTTTCTTCAGTGAATATGACCGCCGCGATGAATATATGCAAACTGGAAATCCTGGCTTCTTAGCCGCTTTCCCACAAATGAAAGAATTTTGGAACGAATGTAAATATCATGCCGAAAAAGCCTAACGAATCAGACTTACAATATAAGCGTAGAGTGATTGACATTAAGTCAGAAAGCTTCTGTGCAGCCAAATGGTACAATGCTACTATATGGTTAGGATCAGGACAGACTACAAGTTGTCATCATCCACTACCACATGCCATTGACCGTGATGCTATCTTAATTAATCCTGGTGCTATACATAATACACCGCAGAAGAAAGAAGAGCGTCGTATGATGCAACGTGGCGAACGCCCTAGTGGATGTGAATACTGCTGGAAGATTGAAGATATGTACAAGGATCCTAAGTATGCTGGGGTAGATGTGCCTGTGCCTATCAGTGATCGTGTTTATAAAACTGTTATATATGAGGATCAAGACTTAAATGAAGCTTTTAATACACCTCCGGAACAGGACGTCAATCTACAAACCTTGGAAATTGCTTTTGATCGCACTTGTCAGTTTGCCTGTAGCTACTGTAATCCTGCTTTCAGTAGCAGTTGGGTTAAGGATATCCATCGTAATGGACCATATACCGACTTGGTATCCGATGGCCGCAACCATTTTACTCATGAGCATAATAGTAGTCAACTGTATACTATCACTGAAGTTAATCCTTACGTTGAGGCCTTCTTCCGTTGGTGGGAATCAGACCTACACAGAACACTCAAAGAGCTACGCATCACAGGGGGTGAACCGCTTATGTCGGGTTACACGTGGAAACTCCTCGACTGGTTTAAAGAGCACAAAGGTCAGAGCAAGACACGTCTTGCATTAAACAGTAACTTAGGATTCGATCGTGATAAAATTGATAGATTGTTGGAAGCATGTGAAGGTATTGACCTTGATATATATACAAGCAATGAAAGCATGGGTAGACATGCGGTATATATTCGTGATGGTTTGGATTGGAATCAATGGGTTAGCAATGTTAGTTATCTATTGGATAGTGGCAAACTGCGCGGCCTACATGTTATGTGTACCATCAATGCCTTATGCTTATTGAGTCTTACTGAATTCCTGTGGAGCATAGTTAATCTTAAACAGAAGTATAGCAAGGATTCAATTAACTTTAGCCTAAACATCTTACGCTTTCCTAGTTTCCAAAGCCCACTAATCTTACCTGTAGAGTTTAGACAACAAGCCGCAGGAGAATTGACCAGATTCCATATGGCCAATACTCAGATCATACATGAATTTGAAGGCAATCAAGTGACTAGATTAGTCGACTATCTCGAAACTGTAGATAGTCCACATAGCGGTGCCTTGTCACGTGAGATCTTACAACGTGACTTTAAGAATTTTTATCAACAATACGACCAGAGACGTGGTCTAGACTTTAAATATACATTTCCACAATTAGCAGACTGGTACGATACACTATGAGCAAACAACATAAGAATCACAATTATAATACTCTCAACCCTGTTTATATAAATGAAGATCAACTAACAACAGATCAAAAATATAAATTAACTGAAAGTAAAACATTCTGTATGATTCCTTGGATACATCTACATGGATTTCCAGACGGTCGTGCTTATCCTTGCTGTCTGGCAGATTCCCAATTGCCTGTAGGTAATTTCAGAAAAAATACTATGAAGGAAGTATGGAATGGTGTTGCTTATCGTCGCATGCGTACCAATATGCTCAATGATAAATCGTGTAAGGAGTGTAGTAAATGCTACGAACAAGAATCTAATGGTTTCTTTAGTATGCGCAACAGTGCTAATAAAAACTTTGGGCATCATATTAAATTAGTTGATCAAACCAAAGAAGATGGTACATTTGAGGACTTTAAATTACGCTACTACGATATACGTTTTAGTAACCTATGTAACTTTAGTTGCCGTACCTGTGGTAGTTTGTTTAGTTCAAGTTGGTATCAGGAAGAAACAAAACTGTTTGGCAAACTAAATCATCCACAGATCATGTATGCTGGTCGAGACAAAGAAGATATGTGGGAGCAGATGCAAGAACATATTCCTTATTTAGAACAAATCTATTTTGCCGGTGGTGAGCCATTGATTATGGAAGAACACTATCGCATCTTAGAAGAGTTAGTTAAGCGTAAGATGTTTCATGTACGTTTAATATACAATACAAACTTTAGCCATATGAAACTTAAAGACAAGTATGTATTTGACTATTGGAAATTATTTGACAGTGTTGGTGTAGGTGCAAGTTTAGATGACAGTTATTTGCGTGGTGAATATATGCGCAAAGGACAAGATTGGGCAGAAACTGTAGAGAATCGTCGTAAAATGATAGAAATTTGTCCTAATGTAGATTTTTATATTAGTGCTACTGTGAGTATTTACAATGCCTGGCATGTTAGTGAATTCCATAGAGAATGGGCTGATCTAGGATTAATCAAGCCAATGGACTGGAATGTTAATATTCTACAAGGACCAGAGCGTGACCGTGTTGATGTATTACCTATTCAATTTAAGGATCGTATTAAACAACGTCTCGAAGAGCATATTGCTTGGCTAGAACCATTGGATCACTTACAACGAGCAGTAAGTGGGTATAAGGGTCTTATCTCATTTATGTATCAAGATGATAAGAGTCATTTATTAGGCGAATTCTTTAAAATTAATGATCAGACTGATGAACATCGTAAAGAGAAATTTGAAGATGTATTTCCAGAGTATGCTGAACTTCGTAATTACTTAGGTATTAATAAAACGCACGAAAATATTTGTATGTTACCTTGGGTCAGCATAGAAGCCAGTCCTGTTGGCACAGCACGCCCGTGTTGTTTGGCTAAAGATGAAATTACTAAACCTGATGGTACAGTATACAAACTAACAGAAAATAGCCTAGGTGAAATCTACCAAAGCGAATATATGCAGAATTTACGTCAGGAGTTTCTAGACGGTAAGAAACCTAGTACATGTAATCGTTGTTGGGATGAAGAAGCAAGTGGTCGAACCAGTAAACGTATCAATAGTCGCATACGGCTAAAGAAGTATTATACAATTGTTGATTGGAATAATGTTAAACCAGATCAACTGTGGTTTATTGATCTTAAATTAGGTAATATCTGTAATCTTAAATGTCGCATCTGCGGTAGTTGGTCAAGTAGTAAGTGGGCTAAAGAAGAAGTTGATTACGAAGAAAAAAATCATAAAGATGCTGGTGTAGAATTCTACGATCGTAAAAGTCATTTAGCATATACATTCTTACAAGATGGTGCTTGGCCACGCAATAATGATATATTCTGGGATAATTTAAAAACACTGCTACCTAATATCAAATATTTTGAATTTACAGGTGGTGAACCATTTTTAATTGAAGAACATTTTAAATTATTGCGATTTGCAGTTGAACAAGAATACAGTCAAAAGATTGACATTCACTATAATACAAATGGTACAGTGTATCCTACAGCTGATGAAGTTGAACTATGGAAGAAATTTAGTCGTGTAGAAATTGCAGTTAGTATTGACAATGTAGGTGATCGATTTGAATATGAGCGATATGGTGCTAAGTGGGCAGAAGTAACTGAGAATATTAGCAAGTTTAATCTCCTACGTTCAAAACAAATTGTGACGCAAGTATGTATGACTGTAAACATTCAGAATGTTTACT